GATTACTTTCAGATAACAACATGCAAACTGTATCAGCAGGCAGTGTATATCTAGCTAGTCCATTTAGAGCATTAACATATACATTCAGTGAAACTGCTCCTTACAGTAATCCAGCAGATGGAACATACTGGTATTATAATTCAGCATTAGATGTTGATATTATGATAAATGATGGTGCAGGGTGGAAAGGTTATCAGAACGTTTCAAACGATGCACGTGGGTTTGACTTAACTGACACAGATCCAAGTGGTCCTATAATGAGTGCATCACAACCGATATACCAAGCTGACGGAACAAGTCCAGTAGTAGATGGTGATTTGTGGGTTAATACAAGTTCAGCCACTTTAGATACCTATCCTAAGATTTATAGATATAATGGAACAGTATGGGAATTAATTGATAACACTGACCAAGTAACTACAGATGGTATCCTATTTGCAGATGCACGTTGGGACACAGATGGAACTAAAAATCCAATTACTGATGCTCTAGTAGATATCAGCACATTAGGAACTAGTGATTACATCGACGATGACTGTCCTGACTATAGATTATATGCTCGCGGAACACTATTGTTTAACACACGTAGAAGTGGTTATAATGTTAAACGATTTGAAAGTGAGTGGTTCTCAAATCCAGATACATTTACTGGATCAGTGGTACCGACTGTTAAAGCGGCTTGGGTAAGCTCAAGTGGAAATGATTCAGACGGCGTTCCATATTTTGGGCATAAAGCACAACGCAACATTGTTGTTGAAGCTATGAAATCAGCTATTGCATCAAGCACAGTGTTAAGAGAAGAAAATACGCAGTTTAATATCCTTGCAACTCCTGGATATCCAGAACTAATCCAAAACATGATTACGTTAAACAATGATCGTAAACAAACAGCGTTCATTATTGGTGATTCGCCAATGGATTTAGACTCAAGCGACGCACAAGCGTGGGCTCAGAACACTGCATTAGCATTAGACAACGGCGAAGACGGACTAGTAAGCTCTAGTGAATACTTAGGTGTTTATTATCCATCAGGATTGGGTACAGACTTAGCAGGCGAAACTATAGTTGTTCCGCCAAGTCATATGATGTTACGTACAATGATACGGTCAGACAATGTAAGTTACCCATGGTTTGCACCAGCAGGTGTAAGACGTGGCTTAATTGATAATGCTACAAGTATTGGTTACATTGATAGTGCTGATGGTAATTTGTTTAAATCGATTGGTGTTACGGTTGGACTACGTGATGTATTATATGCAGATAGAGTTAACCCATTAACAGTACTTCCAGGTGTTGGATTAGTTGCATACGGTCAAAAAACTAGAGCGGCGTCAACATCAGCATTGGATAGAATTAATGTAGCAAGACTAACTGCTTATCTAAGATTAACATTAGATTCAGTGGCACGTCCATTCATATTTGAACCAAATGATACAATTACACGTAACCAAGTTAAATCAGCATTTGAAAGTGTATTAAATGATTTAGTTGCTAAACGTGGTTTATTTGACTACTTGGTAGTATGTGATACAAGTAACAACACACCAGATCGTATTGATCGAAATGAGTTGTATGTTGATATTGCTATTAAACCAGTTAAAGCAATTGAGTTTGTTTATATACCAGTAAGAATTGTTAATACTGGTGCTGACTTAACAGTAACATAATATACGCAGTTAATGGGAGGGGCAACTCTCCCGTTATGTAATTAAAAATCAGGTAAATACTACTATAAAGTATTAATAAGGATAATAAAATGGCAACATCATCATTAAGTAAGTTTACAGTACCTTTAAGTACTAACCAAAGTGCAACAAGCCAAGGCTTGTTAATGCCTAAACTAAAGTTCCGATTCAGGGTAACTTTTGAGAATTTTGGTGTTAGTCAACCTACAACGGAACTAACAAAACAAGTTATTGACTTTACTCGTCCAAAACTTAGTTTTGAAGAAATGATTATTCCAATTTATAACAGTAAAGTCTACCTAGCTGGTAAGCCAACTTGGGAAACTGTTGTTTGTACATTACGTGACGACGCTGGTGGCGAAGTTACTAAACGTGTTGGCGAACAACTACAGAAACAATTCGACTTTATGGAACAAGCATCAGCAAGTTCAGGTATTGATTACAAGTTCCTTACTAGATTTGAAGTACTTGATGGCGGCAACGGTGTACACGAAGCATCAGTTCTTGAAACTTGGGAACTATATGGTTGCTACTTGTCTAACACTGATTATGCAGATGCTAACTATGCAACTAACGAACCAATGACAGTTGCGATGACTATCAGATACGATAATGCTATCCAAACACCAGATGAAACAGGTATTGGTACATTAGTAGGAAGAACACTAGGCGAAACAATTACTGGTTAATAAGTACGACACGAGGATTAGCCCAGCTTAAAAAACTGGGCTTTTTTTTCGGATAAATACTGTATAACTAGGAAATAATGATGGCAGGTGGGTTTTTTAATCAGTTCTTAAAAGAAATACAAACAGGCGACGAGATACACGACTGGCAACATGCCTCGCGTACTTTTGTTGACAGTTTATACAGACTAAGTCCCAAGATTGGTACAGTATACCATGTTTTTATGGATTTAAATCCTGTTGTAGCAACAACACAGACAAACGAGCAGATTGAAATAGGTATGATGGCTAAAAGTGTAGCACTACCTAAATTTTCAATATCAACAAAAACTTACAATGCTTACAATCGTAAAAATATAGCACAAGAAAAAATAAATTATGATCCATTGACTCTTACGTTCCATGATGATTCGGCAGACGTAGTACGTAACTTCTGGTATGGATATTATTCTTATTATTATAGAGATAGTGATTATCAGGAGTCTATATATAATCAAGATCACAAGTATAAGAAAAGACAAGAACAAGGATGGGGCTTTACACCTTTGCGTAGTGGAACCCAACAAAGCTATATTAATGCTATAAGAATTTATAGCTTGCACCAAAAAAGCTTTAGTGCATACACCTTGCTTAGACCAACAGTACAAAGTTTCCAACATGGGCAACATACATCGGGAGAGTATGCACCAATGGAGCATAATATGACTGTCGAGTATGAGGCTGTACAATATACAACTGGACCGGTAAGTGACGGAACAGTATTAGGATTCAGTGACATACACTACGACAAGAGCCCTAGTCCATTAACGTCATTGGGTGGAGGGACCACTAGTATATTAGGACCAGGTGGACTGGTTGAAGGTGCAGGTGATGTTATTACTAATTTACAAGACGGTAATTTTGTAGGTGCCGCACTAGGTGGATTCCGTACAGCACAGAACTTTAAAAATCAGGATCTTAAAACAGTAGCTACATCAGAATTAAAACAGTTAGGTAAAGATATACTGTCGGGACAGAATCCGTTAAGTACGGTGTTCGTTCCAACACCAGGAACAATCAATCAAGGAATCGCAAAAGCTATTAATGCTTTGCCTAGTAGTACCGAATCTGGAACAAATGGAGTAGTTGACAGCAATCAACAAATAGCCGATAACGGAACTACTATAATTTAGGATAACTTATGGCTACTTCAGGAAATCTTCCACCGAATACCGATATAAACTCTACAACAGAATTCTTTAATAATTATTTTGATGATAGGTTCACCACAAGTCCAAATATAAATGATGCTGTTGTGGGTTACTTTGAATCTGTAACGGGTAGCAAAGCCAGTGGTATAACGTTAGCATCTACAGTAATATACACAGCATTGACCCAAGGGTTAGACCCAATGGGCTTGGTAGATGAATTTAAAAAAATGCCTAGCGGTAGGAAAACAGAAGTAAAAACTCCAATCAATACAGCCAGTGTAAACACTTCATATACAACATATGACGACATAGTTGCCGCAGTTGACAGCTTTTCCGTAGGACAACTATTTTATATACTGTCCTTAAATGTATTTTATCAAACATACAGAGATCTTGACGATGAGATAGCAGTTAGAATAGCATCAGGATATTCTGTAGAAAAAGTAGCTCTAGGTGGAAGTGAATATACCTATAATTATTTTTACGTAACATACAATTATGAAAAAGATGAGCTTACTCCATACCTAACAATGTTATTAAATCAGAATAGAGTTAATACTAGCCTATTAGGAATTAGTAATACTCCACCAATGGACAAATACGTCCAACGCCGTATACTTCCGTAATCTGTCATGGCTAAGTATGCATCAGGAAAATATGTTGTAAAGAATCCACAGAAATACATGGGCAAAAGAGCTCCTACTTATAGAAGTAGTTGGGAATTTACTTTTTGTACTTTCTGCGATAACAATCCAGCCGTAGTAAACTGGACCAGCGAAAGCATAACAATCCCTTACTACAATCCAGTGAGCGGTAAGAATACTGTATATGTCCCTGATTTCCTAGTAGTATACAAAGATAAAAACGATCGCAAACATACAGAATTAATAGAAATCAAGCCAAGCAAAGAAACTACAATGGAAACTGCTAGAAGTTATAGAGACAAGTTATCAGTGGCAGTTAACATGGCTAAGTGGGCCGCGGCTGACAATTGGTGTAAAGCTAACGGAATTAAATTTAGAGTCGTTACCGAATACGACATATTCAAAAATCAGAAGTAATAAATACGTTTACTATGACTCAAAAATTAGAAGAACTATTTAATATTCCTCCAGCAGAGGAAAAAACGGAAAACAATGACACCGCCGGTACTGCTGAGGGCAACCCATCTATAGACGAACAACGCACAGTGATTAAAGAAGTAGATAATGCTATTGATAAAATTGATTCTGCACTGCCATTTGTTAACGACTTAGATACCAGTGACAAAGAGCTAGATGATCTTAGCGATCTTGCGAAAGATAAATTTCAGGACCTAATGGATTTAGGTATGAATGTAGAAGCAAGGTTCTCAGGACACATATTAGCTACAGCAGGTACCCTATTAGGGCATGCTATAACAGCTAAACAAGCCAAGCTAGACAAGAAGCTTAAAATGGTGGATTTACAGCTTAAAAAGGCACGTTTAGATCAGCAAAATAGTAAAAATGATGGCGAAAAGTTATTAGATGCTGAAGATGGACAGGCAGTTATCTTAGACCGCAATGAACTATTAAACCAAATCCTAGGCGAAAAACCAAAGAAGTAATTTGTCCTAACAAGATAAATAACACATATAGGAAAAATTATGAAAAACTACAAAAAATATCTAGCTGAAAACCAACACACATACGAGTTTCGTATTAAAATAGCCAACGAAGATCCAACAGAAAAAATGGATCAAATCGAACATGCATTAGACACATACGGTATGGAAAGTTTGAGTAAACCAAAACGTTTACCATTGAAAGAAGGAGATATTGATTTCCCAAATCATGGTACTGTAGAACTATACTTGATGGATGCTGTTTTAACATATCCTTGCAACGATGCACAAGTTCGACAAGTAGTAGCTGAACGTGCTAATATTGCAAAAGCAAATATTAAGGTTGTTCCAAAACTAAGTCCAGAAGAAATTAGGCGTTGGAACATAGATCAGCAAAGCGATGTTAAAGAATACAAAAAAGGCGAAGCAGTGTTAGACAAGCCATATGATGACAACCCAGATGCAACAAAAGCTGGAGATGAGTATGCTAAAGCAGATAGTATTCTTAAAGAACTAGATACTCCACAAGTTGAGATTGCAGGGAAAGATGATGTACCTGAAGGAAATAACGGTAAAACAACCAATGATTTACCGCAAGACAATATAAGTCCTGTAGGTAGTAAACAAAATAAAATACCAAAAGCATAGGAAAATTGTAGCATGTCTGACAACATATATAATATATTACAAAAAATCAATGACGTAGAGCCTGTACATCAGCCTCAGATTGATAGTACTATAGAAAAAGTTGA